TGGGATTCATTAAATCAGGCAGAAGAAAATAGTGGTGATTACGATCCTGTGTTGATATTTAAAAGAAACAGAAGTAAGACATACGCTGTTGTTAATATAGAAAAGTTTATAGAATTAATTAATGAAAATAGTAAATCTTCTAAATAGAGTAATAGGAAATCACGGCAGACGATTAAAGAAAGCCAATGAATATATGTATTGGTCTCCTTTTACTTCACATCATAAACCTAAATTACAGATTAATATAAAAACTGGTAAGTGGCATTGTTGGGTTTCCAATCAAGGTGGTCATAATCTATTTCAGTTATTTAAAAAACTGAAAGCTAATAGAGAACAATTTACAGAGTTGGGTGAATTAATTGGTTCACCAAAATCACTATCATCAAATCGTGAAAAAGTCAAGGATAAAATATTAAGATTACCAAATGAATTTAAACCAATGTGGTCAAATGGTGGTGGTATAATTCAGAAACACTCTTGGGTGTATTTACAGAATAGAGGTATTAGTAAAGGTGATATTATTAGATATGGAATTGGATATTGTAGTGATGGTTTATATGCTAATAGAGTTATTATTCCAAGTTATGATGCTAGCGGAGAATTGAATTATTTTGTCGGTAGAAACATTTACAAGGGTGGTATGAAATATAAAAATCCACCTGTATCTAAAAATGTAATTGGATTCGACTTATTCATTAATTGGGATGAGCCGATAGTTTTATGTGAGGGTGTTTTTGATGCTATAGCAATTAAAAGGAATGCCATACCCTTATTTGGTAAAACTGTACCTAAAATATTAATGAAGAAAATTTATGAAAAACAAGTTAGAACTATATATATATTATTAGATAGGGATGCGTTAAAAGATTCTATTAAAATGATAGATGATTTTATGAAAAATGGAATTAATGTTTATTTCGTAGATCTTGAAGAAGGAGATCCATCTGATTATGGTTTTGACAAAACTATCAATCTTATAAAGAAAACCAATCAGACTTCTTTTTCCGATTTAATGAGGATGAGATTAAATGGTAAAAAACGAAGATATATGGAAATATAATGATAATGAATGGAAAGTTCACATCAGAGATAGCGATGTTCGTCAAAAACTTATTGACACTTTTGGCTTGGACAGTTCTACTATATACTACGAAAATGGTAGACTATCTGAAGAAACATCTTGGGATGTAGTAGTGCCAAATGATAAAATTAAAAAAGTTAAGAAATTCTTAAAGGATAATACTTGATTAAAGAAAATGTTGTTAAAGTACCTTTTCGTAAACTAAAATACATACATCATATTTCGGATATACAAATCCGTAACCTTAAGCGACATAAGGAATATGAAGAAGTATTTGAGCGTACATACGAAGAGGTAAAAAAACATAAAGATAATGCCGTAGTCTATATTGGTGGAGATATAGCTCACTCTAAAACTGAAATGTCGCCTGAGTTAGTCGACCAGCTCTCTCGATTATTTAAGAATCTAGCAGATATCTGTCCTACGATAATAATCGCAGGTAATCACGATTGTAACTTAAATAATAGATCTAGATTGGATGTTCTTTCTCCTATAGTAAATAATCTACAACACTCTGATTTACATTACTTAAAGAATAGTGGTGTATATAAATGCGCTGATGCAAAGTTCGTTGTATGGGATGTTTGGGAAAAAGAAGATGACTATATTGAGGCAAAGGATGTTGAGGGTGATACTAAGATAGTTCTCTTTCACGGAACAGTTGATAAGTCAGAAACGGATTTAGGATTCCATCTACCATCAGATGTGAAAATATCTAAGTTCAAAGGTTATGATTTGGGATTGCTAGGTGACATCCACAAAAGACAGCATCTCAATAAAAAAGA